AGCATGGGTTAAATAATCCCGTTCCCATTTGCCTGTGATGGCTACTCTGGGAACGGGATTATTATTTAAACCATGCTGTAGGCGGTGTGGTGTTCGATCAGTTCACAGATTTGTCAACAAATTTTCTGAAATTTTACAAACTTTCAAACGAAACGCTTCCGGCGAAAAATCCACCGTTTGCGATTTGTGTAGGTCTACCGCCATAAGTGATATTGTCGATATTTGTGTTGATTAACAAAATTTTTACATCACTATGACAAACGCATTTTCTGAAATCATTACCGTGGATTGTATCCTGAATATAAACGTCTTTTAACACGTTTTTACCACCGTAACGAAATAAAAATGCGATGTCCGTTTCGGCATCACTTACGAAAGTTGCGCTGAAAGAGCATTCTTCGCAACTGTCAATTATAAAGCCAAAATCCTCTTTTTCCGCTCCACAGTTTAAAGTTGAAATGTTTTTGCAATTTGAAAAATTATACCCTATTGTGTTGGGGTTTGTCGTGTCGGCGGCACAATCTATAAGAGTTGAGTAGTAAGTATTCCGGACAACATAACCGCTGTTGGTAAAGTTGGAACACCAGCATTGTTGAAGTGTGATACTTGTGTTTGTGGAGCCGGAAATGACGAACCCTACAGAAAATCCATAAACTTCAGTGTTATAAACTCTTGTCAATCCACAATCAAAAATGCCAATACCCGTTCCAACACCGTTATTACCGACTACTGTACAATTATCTACTGTGTTGAATCTTCCGAAAGTTGTCTTGGTTGCGGCGCCCATTGTGAAAGCTAAACCAAACGTGGCGGATGTGTTTACCATTTCCACAGATAGATTTTTTATTTCGCACCCTAAAATTTCAAAAACAAAACCCCGTTCGCTTGTAAACTTTATTGCTGATTTTCTGAAAATCGCCACCGGAATATCGCTTGTTGTTTCCTCAACATCCCATCCAGTATAGTACCCGATGATTTTTAGCGGCTTGCGAATTGGCAACTCTTCGGAAATTAGGTAATAACCGAAAGGCACAATAATTGTTCCGTGGACTTCTGCGGCATTGATAGCCGCCTTAAATGCCTCAGTATCATCAGTGACACCATCACCGATTGCACCGAAATACTTCACGTTTACACAACCCGTTGAAACCATCGTTATATCACTTATTCTTTTGGTTTCTTCTGCTGTGATTGCCGCAAGAATAGCGTTCAGCAATTCTTCTACCGTAACATTTTCGCAATTAGAACCTGATACATAACTATCACCCGCAATCATCGAGGCAGTAATTTTATACAGGTATTCCGCCAACCACACCAAATCACCCACGGCACGGGGTGCGCTTGCGGTTGTGCCGTTTCCCTCATTAGCGGCGGCGATATTTTGCCGGATAGTATCAGCGGTGGCACTAAAATCAGCCACTTTCAACCAAAATTCTGAGTTGTCAACGGAAACACCAACGGGAACGGCCTTTTTTGAAAGATATGTCAACCCGTCTACGGTCTGTACAAGTGTATTCTGTTCATACTGCCGGGAAATATCCCACTGCAAAGGGTCGGCGTACTTGACAGTGTTCAACGTCACAAACTGTTGAAGCTTCGTTTCCATTTCCCGGCACGCCGACAGAATCCAGTCCAGGTTGAGATCATGGAAATTCGCGTAGGGATAAAGATGTTGGAATGGGCCAAAAGCCATGTGATTCACCTCCATTAGTAGACCAAAAGGCAGAAGTTACGGCGGATATCACTTATAATATACTCCATAACGTCACTATTGGCAAGTTCCAATTCGCGGGCAATCAGATCGGGCACCGGCTGCCGCCTCCCGATTGTCACATGCGTATCGCTGCCCGTCTCGGTGGCCTGCCGGCGCTCGCTGCCGGTCTCGGTGCGGTCGGTCTGCTCGGTGCCGGTGGAATGGACAGAATTTCCCGTGCCAAGCTCGGATGTCGTCTGCTCGCTGGTTTCAAGGTTTTCGGAATTGAACCCCGCCCGCCGGATGGTGGAAGTATCCGCCCCGTTATTTTCTCCAACGGTAGTCAGATCGGGCGTCCTGGTCTCAGAGTATTCAAGGTTCGGCGTCCTGGTCTCGTCCCGCTGCAGATCAGGCGTGCGGGTAATGGTCAGATCGGTGTCCGCGTCCATGCGATAATTCAGGCCATACGCATCCGCCACGCGCTGCCACTGCGGCAACCGTTTCCGGGAAAACCAGCCAAGCACAATCTTGATAATGCCCGGGTCAGACTGCAGAACCTCTAATTCAGCCGTTTGCGCCATCAAGTTATTGAGCAGGGTTTCCCGGTCAATGCCTGACGGCAACTGCAGATCATCAAAAATGGCAGGGTCGTAGGAATACAGCCCCAGGAACGAAACACTAGCTTGCACTGTCCATCACCTCCAAACGCGGCCTGCCTGCCGGTGTATCGTCGGTGGCGTCCTGCATCACATCCGGCGGTGTCCGCCAGTCCACCCACAACTGCGACCTATCAAGCCCGAACATCTTGTTCACCTTCTCACAACCCCGCTGCATATAATCCAGCCACAACCCCGCCTTGGCGACAGTTTCAACGGAATTCGAGTTGATTTCCTGGGACGTCATGCGCTCTTTTTTATCGCTGTTAGTGTTCGGGATGCCTATTTCCGTGTCGAACATTTCCTTTATTCTCCGCCAACTGGAAATCAAGTCGGGCACAATGAAGGATTGCTTTAGATCCCCTGCAAAAGACTGCCAGCTCGGACCCTTTGTTTTATCCAGGCTATTCGCCAGTTCCTTGTCCACAAAAACAGCCGGGTCGCCTTGCAGGATTTTGTCGAACATCTTTTTGAACGCCTCGGCCCCTGCCTTGTTAGAGGCAGCGAAGACATACGAAAGCCGACTGTTAATGAGATTCGCCTGCATCGTCTGGCAGGTCAGCGCCAACAGATCACCGTAAAACGCGCAGACATCCGCAATACCCGTGTAGTCGGGTTTCATCTGGATTAGTTCACAATTCCGGCCAATTTGAAGCGTTTCAGATCTGGGAATACAAGGGTTCGCAACCGTAACATGTGTCGGCTGGTAGAACACGTTAAAGCCATACGGCGCGGCATAGTCATACACAAGCCCGTACCGGGGTGTATCGAACACCGTGACGCACCCCTTCCCGAAAATCAGGTATTGAAACCGGTTATCCGGCCACGTTTCCGGCACCGTCCACTTGAAAACGCTGATAGCCTCGAGGAACAGGTACTTCCTGAAATAGTAGGACAACGCATTCCCGCCGGTGCGCATGACGTTGGGTGTAACCGGGCTGGTAAGGGTGTTAATATCAGTATAGCTGTATGGTGCTGCCATCACCCCAGCCCTCCTTTCCGGGCCATTTTGAAGAGCATCCAGATCGGGATTTTATCCCCCGTCGGCCCAGGACCCGGGCCAGGTTCCTCGGCGTCCCACGATACATCATAAGTACCGCGCCCGTTCGGGATTCCCAGAATCTTGGAAGGGTCGTCGCGGTACTGCGTAGACTGCCCGCCATTCCAGTATTCCCAGTGCGTGTGGATGCCCGTGGCGTTGCCGGTCTCGCCCTGCTGCCCCAGGTACGCGCCCTTGGCGATTTGGTCGCCAACACTGTGAATCTGGGACGTGAAGTGCGCGGCCAGATAATACTGTCCCGGGCCAAACTTGACTACAACATAATTGCCCCAGCTTTCCACGCTGCCAGGGTCGGTGGTATGCCCGTCCCATGTATGCGCAACAACAATCGTTCCGGCCTGAGGGCTATAAGCCATCCTATCATTGTGCACGGTATCGATGCCACCATGATACCCGCCACCCGGGTATGTAGGATAGCCAGCAGATTCAAAGATCGTGCTGCCGGTGGTGATGCTTTGCGGATAAACAGCCATGTTAAACACCTCATTCCATGAAAAATCCGTTGACCAGATGCTGCTTCACAGCCTCGGCCTCCTCGCGCGTGCCTGCTATGGTAAGATCAGCATCCACACACTTGATATACCCCGGCAGGGTTCCCAATTGCCGCACCTGGCAAAGTGGTTTCCCGCGTCGTTCGTTGTCCCCGTCGGCAAGCAGGTAGAACCTGGCTTGCAGATATGGCGCGGTAGAATATACAGCCACGGCCCCGCAAGTGCCCTTATACTGAACCTCGGTAAGACTTGCCTGCGCTGCGTCGCCAACGTTGTTGGCAACGGTTTCGCCAACAGTTCCCATGGTACCCAGCGCCTCCCCGAAATCGCCGGACAGTGCGCTTCCAACAGCGGAACCGATTTTGCCAACACTGTCGGCCAGCCCCCTGGCTGCGCCATACAATCCCTGGATGCCGGTTTGTACCAACTGCCCGATGCTGTCCACCGTCTGGTAAGAAAGCTGCGCCAGCGATACCGGGACACCTACCTGCGCAGATCGTACCGCAATAATCTGCTGTGCCATGCCGCGCAGATTATTGCCCGGGTCGTCGGTGGAAACGTACAGATAGCCGCCACCCGTATACATATCAATGAGGATTTTAACGTATATCTGGGTAGCGGTGCCGATTTTCGAGCCGTCCAGCTCGATTTCCCCGAACGGCGGGAAATACAGGGTGTACCGGGAATACGGGGCAGAACGGGTGAAGATTCCACGCTCGGCCTGCTGCGGATGATCGGGAACCCGGAACGTGCGGTAGATATAGGCCATATCCATGCCCGAACCGATTGCGCCAAAATATCCGCTGACCGGCAAGCGCCACCAGCCCACGGCAAGTTGCGTTGAGGGGTCGGGGATGGGATGTGTTATCATGGGAAACCACATGCAGCTAACACAATACTGGTATGGGTTGAAAAGGGCTTTAGTCAGATCGCCGCTAATTTCCGCCGACGATATGTTAAGGTAGTCGGCACTGGATAGAAGCTGCTCGCGGAAATTAGAAAATGCCGCGTTGCTCATGTACCAATAAGTAGCAGCACCGAAAGCGACGTAGCTGCCGTTGATCGTGGACAGAACAAAACCGCCCCCGTTGATATCGTCAGTGTACGGGCTATTGGTATACACGCTCTCGACTTGTACGCCTGCTTTAGTGGGGTACAGTGTATCAACCAACGTTCCATCATAGGCTGCTGCGGACCGGCTCACATACTCACTCGTGGTGCGGATATTCTCGCGCCAGGTTGCAAGCACATCTTCCACCAGCCGCGCAACCCAAAGCCCGTTTTCCCATACCCAGTCCCGGACGAAATAGAACCTGGTGAAATCCCCGATATACGCATAGTTCCACAAGGTAGGATTTCCGGCCCCGGATGGGAAGGACAGTTTAATGCGGGGCGTTAGAAAGCTGCACGGGTCGAAAATTTGACAGGCGTAGGTGGTTCCGCCCCCGCTTGGCTGCAAGGTGGAATTGCTGCGCTTTTCAAATTGATAGAAAGTAATGTTTACTGATGGCATTGTTTGCACCTCTAATAAATGAACCCCGCCCGGCGAGTTGCAAGCACCGGGCGGGGCCGGCAAAGGAGTAAATGGCCTCGTGAATGTCTTATTGGGCGGGGGACGTGACGTCTGCGGACGTCAGCAGGAACACAACGGCATTTTCGGTAAAGTCGTTGAACCAGCGCCAGCCGTAGTGATACCAGAAGTTCACGTACCGGCTGCGTGCATTGAGGGGCGTTGCCAGCACCTGGGAATCAATCGGGGTGTACCCGATTGCATCATCGTCGAACAGCACGCCCACGATATTTGCCAGCCCGACATTGCTCGCCATGGCCTGCGCCGCGCCGGCGGTAGTCGTGGTGATGGGCTTCACCTGCACCGTCTCACGTTCGTCGGGCGTCTGCCAGTACGGAATCAGCTCCATGTCGCGATACTGCAGCATACCGCTGTTGAATGTGTCCGCCAGCACACGCGCGCCAATCTGCCGCTGCAAACGGCTGGACAGATACAGGTGTTGCCGATCATACGGGGTGTGACGCATGAAGTTATAGTTCGTGCCGGAAATCGCCCAGTTCTGGTGCCAGTTGATGGTGCGGGCGCGCAGCATATCGGAAACATCGTTGATTCGCGCAAAAGCGTACCGGGCAAAATCCGGGAAGTTGTCAGGCTGGAACACGGTGGTGGCAGTCAGCGCAAGGCCGGTCTCCGCGTTGTATTCATCAAGCAGATAGATCACAGCGGTCGGCGCAGTGCTCGGCGTGCCGGCCATGCGGTTTACCACCAGCATCCGGGACATGTTCTCACGATCCTGTTCAATCTGGTTCGCCATATGCGTAGCCATGCCGCCCCAGAATTCCGCAAGCTGGTCGGGCCCCTGGAACGCGGAATTGAGCTGAATCAGGCCCTGGGTGTACATCCGCGCGTAGTTGGTTTGCCCGTAGTAGTTGGTCTGCAGCACCTGGGGCCGCTCCACAATCCACGGGTCAACGCTATCCCCGCCGGCCTCGGTGCCCACAGTGCCATCATCCGGCATGCTGTAGGTCGTGTCCTTGATGGGGTCGCTGTCGAAATAGTTGATTTTGCGCACATGGTTACCCCATGCGCTGCCTTCCTTCTCAAGGCCCAGCATCTGCGCGCGGTACGGCCGCACCGCGAAAATCGTGCGGGTGAAAACCTGCGAAATCGCGTTCAGCAGATTGTCGTAGCCGGTTCGCAGGGTGGCCTCGGCAACCGATACAAACGACGATGTATCGATAATTTCACTGGTCGGTTCCTGGCCGGTCGCGGCCTTGTTGATTTCAGCGAGTACCGCCGAAATATCCTGAAAAGTAATACCAACAGGCATATATATCACCTCTCTATGTTACTTGTCGGTGGGCGGATAAAAGAAACCAGCCGCATTCTGCGTTGCGGTGCGCAACTGATCGGCCTGTGCCGGCTGCCCCTGGTATCCTGTAAGTACCTGCGACGCCTGCACAGTATCGCGCAAGCCCCGCACACTGTCCATCACTTCATGCAGCAGGCTTTCCAGCCCTGCAGGGTCAGCGGCCTGCGGTGCCGTGGCCGGCACAGGCTGCGGCGCGGGTGCAGGGTCTGCCGGCTGCGGTGGCGGGACGGGCTGCGTCATCGGCAGGTCGCGGACCGCGGCCTGTGCAGGCTCGGCAGCTGGCGCGCCGTCCATCAGCCCGGCAAGCCGTTCGATTTCAGCATCAGACACGCCGGATTTGGCAAGCGCAAGAATCAACTTAATGTCCATCTTATTTCACCCCCTGTAAAATGATCGGGTCACCGTTTGAGGCGACCATGATATCATAGATGGTTTTTGCATCCCCCTGGGATACCGGCCCGACACCAACATACTGCGTTTCTCTGGCGTCGTCGGCGTACTCGCTGAAATAGGCGTTCTGCAGCTCAAGGCCAACGGCCCTGGCAAAACACATATACGCGCCTGCGTTGTTCAAGGGTGCTCGGGACAGCACTACATATTGTGTCATGCGGCCTTGTCACCTCCATCGTCGAGCTGGTTGGTAAGAAGCTGCACAAGCTGCGCCGTGGTGGTCGTGTTCTCACGGACAGCATCCGTTACACAGTTGATAGCATCGGTGTTGGCTTTCAGCGTTGTGTTGCACAGCCAAAACAGGGCAATGCAGGAGACGATGGGAAAGCCCAGACTTCCAATGAGCTGCGAAATTGTAGCGATGTCCATATGTTACACCCCCTATATAGTTTGAAAAAGAGACCGGGCAACATGTTCATGCGGTGGCGCCGCTTAACCCAACCCGTTCCCGGGATGCCGTATTTCAGGGTTAACATGTTTCGGTCTCTTCATTATATAATATACAATTTGTATTTTTCTTTGTCAAGACATTCCTAGCACGCTGCGAAAATATAATTCACAGGTGTATGTTTCAAAGTAGACCTTCCCTACCATGTAGGGGTCTAATAGGTTGTACCGAAGGCGCACGCGCTGGAAATTGATTTCACCTGGTTCATATACCGGGCATGCGCCGGATTTGTGCATTGTAACGTACAATTCAGGGCGCGTCTTGTGCTGGTATACCTCGATTTCACCGGCCACGACTACAGGCTTGTATTGACGCAGGTCTTTGGAAGCAATGTTTCCGCGTTCGTCCCCTGAAAAGCTGGACAGCAGCGCCATGCGGGCAAATTCCGTATTCTTGGTAAGCCTGTACAGCACTGTGTCCACCTTCTGGGCAGATACCGGGGAATCGCTGAAATTGCAATAGTACAGATCTCGCGTTTTGAAGCTGTGCCCGCCGGTCTGTTCCAGCTTGTCGGCCTTCTCTACAATCCCCAGTTCCATCATCAATGGGTTTGCGATGGTGTTTGAGTTGGCAAGGCAGATCACCTTCACGGGCGGCTTGCCTTGCAGTTCGCGGTTAGAGTTCACACTTTCATACAAGTTGAAAAATGCGCTGCCTTCTTTGCGGAATCGCGGAACATGCGGTTCGGGGATGAATTCATCGTATAGAATCAGCTCTATCTGGCGCGCCGACAGGCCGCGCACCTTGGCAAAGGTTTTAACGCACGCGCACAAGCCCACCTGCTCGCCGGCAATTTTCCAGTCGCCTTTTTCATTAAGTTCTGCGGGGAACACGCCCCAGACGTGTCTGTTCAGGCGGAACATTTTCCAGGGTTTCCATGTAGGGTCTGTGCGCTGCCTATCCTCATTCGGGGCGCGGAACGGGTCAAGCTCGGGGTCCTGGATTGCCAGTAATTCATCTTCTGTTCGGCGTAGGAACAGGAAAAACAGGGGCTGCCTGTCCATGAGCTGCATCAGTGCGCCATAGGTTTTGCCTATCTGCCGGCCTCCAATAAGAATGTTCCATGGAACGCCGCTGTCAAAAATCCGGGCCATATCCACCCAGCCATCTTTGGTATATCGATTGCTTGCCATTATACATCACCTTCCATATGGATTCCCAAAAGTTTTGCGTATTCGGCAGTGATGCCCACCGTATAGGTGTTGTCGCAGATGCACAGATTGCGTGTCACTTCTACAATCTGCCCATCCGGCCCGATAATGGGCGGGACGTCTGGTGCGTCGTTGTAGACGATCAGCTTCCCGGCGGCCTCCATGAACGTGAATCCAGGCTTGAATGCATCGAACCCGCCGCGTTTTAGGAGTTCAACACCGCCGATTTTCTTGTTGACACCCGCTATTGTCGTTGTAAGGGGGCCACCTTTTTCATACGTTGTTGCGTACTTTTTCGCGCCCCAGGTCATGAATTCGGCATAGGTCTTTTCTTGTTCGTAAACACCCATATAATGGCGCTTGCCGTCTGGGTCTTTTGCAAAACATCCGGAAAACTTGGCGCTTTCCACCACTTCCTGGTTATACTCGCCAAGATCACAGACGCCCAGATACTTCACACTGTCGGTGTCGCAGTACACGCACCCCGGTCCGGCTGCGTTCTGTGCGATCTTGAGACGCCGGCGCGTGTGGGCGGTAGTCCATACGCCCCATTGATACGGCAGGAACAGGTGGTCTTTGGTGGCCTCATAGGTAGCCTCTGGGTTTGGGTCGTCGTTGATAAAGTCTTGCCCGTTCCACTTCCACCCAGAGGGCAAAGGGTCTTGTGCGGTCATGCCATACACGCTGTTCAGCTTGTTTTTGCTCTTCATGTAAAAATACTCTTGGCCATCCACGCCTTTTAACTCGGTTTTCGCGGTGAAATATTCCTTCACAACGTCTTGAAGTTTACGCGGCAGTTCGCCATAGCTGGCCTGCCATAAATCAATGACTTTCAATCCGTCGAAATCATATTCCTGCATGATACTCTGTAGATCGATATCGGTGATTGTGATTTCAAGATATGCTGCAGAAAGCAAGCGCCCGTTGTCGTTCACGTACTCGCATGCGGCGCGGGTTTTTGCCAGGGGTATATAGGGCATGCCCCATTTCATATCCTTTTGGCGCAGGCCCCAGATAGCGACGCGGGCCAACACGGCTTTCCGATATTTCAACGCTTTTTGAAGATTTTCAACACTGGCTTCTTTCCGCACGAAAGGCGACGTGGGAAACGAACATTCGCATTGTACTGCCGGATAGGCACTGGACATATCCACCGATTTCACATCATGCAGCAGCACCCCTACATAGTACCGGTTCGCGTGCGTGTCACCGCCCCGGAAAGCCTCGCGAAGGACCTTGTATGTTTCGAAATCTGGCAGCAACCGGCGTATGTATTTGATTCCGTACTCATACATTGCCTTGCGGGCGTCTCGCCGTACATAGCCGGTAGAAGTGGCCGGGATGGTGTACAGGTCGTCACCGTCGTTCTGCATCTCGATCATGAGGGCCTCCACCAGGCCGCGCACGTCGTTTACACAATAGTGCATTTCATGGTCAGTAAGGGGCGTCCACGGGTAGCGGGTTATGCTGTAGTCCAGATCACCAACGGCTTTTGCGTGGGCAGCATGCATCTTAGAAGCGAAGGCGGCCAGGCTCATATTAGTTTGCAGCATGGAGCAGCGCAGCTCTATTTTACCCATATCGGCCTTTAGAACTTTCCGGGATTTTACGACAAATACATCGGTTTCCTCAAAATTCCACACACCGGCCAGGTACTGGAATTCATGGCTCAAGTTGTGCACATAGCATACAAGCCTCCAGTCGTCGCCGGTTTCATTGTCAAGCGAGTACAGCACTGTTTCAACCTGGCGGGCAATGTCCAGGAATTCAGCCCAGTACCGCCCGTAGATCGTTACATCCAAGCCAAGTTGCATCTGCCATATGTACATGATGGTTTGGGGGTTGCCGTTGGCGTCGGTGCAGACGCGGGAAGTCTCAATGTCGAAAGCCGTTACAGCAGGGATATAGCGACGGCGACGGGTTTTGCGTTTCCTGCCGCTTGTGTGCTTTTTCTCACCTTCTGCATATTTCAGCATCCAGGCGGAAACGTCAAAAGCGGCTGCGGCCTCCAAAGAATCGGCGCATACTAGAGGAATCTGAATTCTGTTCTGGCTCATATGCGTTGCGTCTCTTTTCTATCCAAAAATCACGGTCATGCGTCCACTTGGCAAAATCCTCGGTCGTCATATTCACACCTGCCGCCTCGTAGTAATACGCCCGCGCCTCATCGCTGTCATACATACCCAAAATTCCGGTGGCGCGCATGTAGGCCATCCACTCATCAATTGTCATGTATGTATTTGCGTCCTGCTCCTCTTCCATTCCTGCCGCTTTGGCGCGGGTGCGGTTTGCAGTATGCACGCCGGAAACAGCAGATTCAGGGTTACGGATGAAGAGGGCAAGATCGGCCATGGCGCTCTCAAGCTGGACGCGGCTGCCGTGCATGTCACTGATGCGGGGGATGCCCTCGGGGAAAATCTGTAAGACTTTGCTTTGCGCGCCTTCTGGGTCGTCGCGCAGGCGTTTGATGCGTTTCTGTGCGATATCGCGCAGGCGGGTGTATTCCATGCGCAGATCACGAAGGGGCCAGTCGTGTAGCATGTATGGGGTGTAATTCTCGGTGTCGTAGCGCAGGGTTGCGCGGGCGGTTGCATTGCCGGATGCGGGCATGGTCTCACCTCCATAATAAGTAACGGCCGGCCATCTGGCCGGCCGTGCAGGCCCTTCTTATACCAGTTGCAGGCTCAGTACCTGGCCTTTGGCGGTGCTGGTCAAAACCGGCTTGATTTTCAGCGGTTCAGCCCAGGTTTCCGGGGTGCCGAACAGGGCGAAAATGCGTTTCAGGCTCTGGTAGACGCCGATGCTCACACACTGGTAGCTGTTGCCGTCTGCGGTAACGATAATGATACGCGGGGCCAGTTCGCCGGTTTTCAGCTCGGCAACCTCGATTGTCACATGGGCCATGTCCAGGACTTCATTCACATGTTCCTTTAGTTTGCCGGTCGGGTTCGATACGGCGTTGTAGAAGTCCACCGCGGCTTTCCGGTCGGATGTGTTGTAGTCGGTATAGCTCATGCCGGTTTGCATGACTTCGGCCGCGAGCTGCACGGTGTTCTGGGCGGGGGTGGTCATTTCGGTGATGGTCTGTTCGGGCATAGTAATTCTCCTTTCATTATAGGCCTGTCTCATCAGTGCCGGGAGGCCGGTTCCGGCAGACGGCCCGTGGGCCGTTTCGACTTAAATTTTATGGTATATCTCCTTAAGATCGTCACAAGCGAACTGGATGCCGGTTGCCAACGCCCTATTGCCAGTAATGGTGTTGTCGATGCGAAGTTCGGCCGCAATATTCCCCCATCTAAGCATCAGATCTCGCAGCATCTTCTTTACATCGGACAGGCCGGTTGCACTCTCGCTGTCCAGATATTCGGTTGTGTATACATGGCCATCGGGTTTGATCTCAACCAGAAATTTACGGATTTCCATCGGGCTTTACTCCTTCCTTTAGTACATAGTATTGTCTGCGGCAGTATTGGGTGGATTGATAACTCGGCATGTCTACGGTGTAGCCGATTCCGAAGCGGCCTTTGTATGGGACGACCGGCAGTCTGTCATAATCGGCTTTCCGGCTGACATAGCCCCGGAC